GGCTAAGGTATCTTGTGAAACTATACCCAAATCCATAGCAAACTTTACAGCCTCCTGTTTATTCTGGAAATAATTCATATATTCTTTACCAGCAGTAGAAAAAGGTGCCATTTCCCTACTTCTTAATAAAGGCCCAGCTAAATCAGGGAAAGAAGCAAGAGCAGCGAAAGTTAGAGTTGTAACAATATTTACAAACAATCCATAACTATTAATTCTCTTAAACCAAGGATCTAATGGAGCTGGAAGTTTACCTAACTGAGCTCTTATAGCCCCTCTTAAATGGGGCTGTAAATGTTCTGGTAATGATTCTACTAAGCTCTCTAAATATGCCCTGCCACCCCTATCTTCAAATGCAAACTTTTTAGTTGCAGTTCTCAAATAATTAATCATAGCCATTTGATCACCTACAAGGGCACCAACTTCTTTTAATTCCTGATTTTGTATTCCATACATTTTAATAACTGGATTACCATCTTCATCTAAAGTCCCATCTAAATCAGGTAAATATTGAACAAGAAAAGTACGGGCTAGAGCCGCTGGAAACCCTATATCTACATTCTCTGTATCAGTCTCTTCCATTTCAGCAATAATACTTTCAGCAAGTGTATTATCATGAGGTAACTTCAATATATTGCTTATTTTTGTCTCCGCCCATGCTTGTGCAAATTCTTCAACCGCCATATCCTTTGTACTCTTACGATTTTTGGGGCCAATAACATAGTTTTTTCCATCTTTAGTTTTTCCAAGAAGCTCCCTATTAATTATTTTTCGGATCATAATATCTAAAACACCCTGACGTACGGCATCCTCATTTCTAATTTTTTCAAGCCACCACTCCCTGTGAGCAAAACTAACTCTGGTACTTTCATCTCCAGGTATCATATAAGACTCTAATAATTTCATTTTGGGTAATACAGGTTGTCCCTCTTTACCCTTTTGCATTAAATAACCAAAAAATACATACTCCCTCATGAATTTAACTCTTATATCATGAGCCAACTTACCTGCCTCTCCATACTTCTTAGTATCAAGTAATTGTTGATCAGTTATAGTGTCATTACTATAAAGATCCAAAGCCATTGTTGCCGTTTCATCTACCCCAAGAAATACAGACCCTCTCTCATCAATCTCTATAGTTTCTCCAAACTTATTTGATAACATTGTAAAATCTTTAGTCGTTTGTTGTGGATAAGTTAACCCTTCTCCCTCTTTAGTAATTGTAGCTGTTTTATGGTAGAAATAATTAGCTGCAGCTTCTCCTGCCCGTCCAAACTCCTCCCTCCTAGCAAAACCCTCAGCGGAAAAAAGTAATTTAGCTGTTTGCCTACCTATACCACCAGGAGACTGTAAATCCTGAACAACCTCAGTTACTTTATTTGATATCTGTTGCCAAATAGACGGGGGTAAATTGAAAGGTTTAGCGGTTTGTTCCACCATATCATATACTTGCTTCTGTTCCATATGGTTTAACTTACCTTCTGCCCTTTCAAAAGCATAACCCTCCTTAGATAATCTCATTACCTCCTGCCAAAACTCTCCAAAAGTTTCATTTGGGTCTGCAAGGTTCATCCTTCTCCTACCAATGCCATCGACTATTGATGTCCAAATATCTAAAACTTGTTTAGCTATTCTTCTAAAGAAACTATCAACCGCATTAGTTGCAGGTTTAAATTTACCATGCGTAGCATAATGAAATAGTTGTATACCAGCCTGATCCGAAACCCATTCATCAAAACTAAACTTATACCCTTTATCTACAGACTTTTGGTATTCTTTATATAGTCTATCTCTCCACGGTTTGAAATGAACACTATTGAGAATATCCATAATAATAACGTGCCCTGCTAATTCGTGGGCTAATGCAGTAGAAACCTTACCAATAGCTGCTGTTTCAGTAATTATATCTTCGCCCCTTTCATCAACTGCCAAAGCCAATTGGTTTATCCTATTTTCATAGGTGGCTTTACTCTCTCCCTCTTGTTGAGGATATTTAGCATGGGCAAACTCATGTCGGGTAACAAAATTTCTCCACTGCTCAACTGTTTTGAACTGTCCTTCAGGAAGTGCTTTAACCCCTTTAACTGTAGGTTTAGTCCAAGCCTTATTCTTAAATCTTTTTCTTAGCTCACTCTCATCTAAATAAACAGTGCTCTCTTTTTTATTGTAACGAGACCAAGCTTTTCCTTTAGCCTTTTTCTCACTTTTGATTGGAATATCAGTAGGAACCGCAAATTTCTTTTTAGTCTTTGCATCAAGTAAAGGCCCAGTATCTATTACAACTATCCAAGGGCTAGAATTAGTAGCTCTAACAGTAAGACCCTCCCCATCAGGTGTATTTTTTCTTCTATGCCAATATGCTTGAGTAAGTTTCTTTGCCATCTCTTCCCCATACCACTCATTAAGAATTTTTTGTGCCTTGCTTGGTTTACTATAAGGATTAACAAAATCCTCAAAGGTCATGAAATGTATATCATTACTAACCCCAAAATACTTAAATTTCCTAAGTACAGCATTAAACTGATCATTTACTGTTCCAAGATGCTTCTTAAAAGCTTCACTTTGCGTTATGTTAATTTTTCTATTTTTACTTCTTAAAGTGTGGTTGGTCTTGCCACTTGAAGAATACTGCCTACCCTTATATTCTGTTACATAAGAGTATTTTGAATTGCCCGCCATATCAATAGCAGGAATATCATACCAATCAGAAACTTCCATGCCTGCAGCCTGTGCATCGGATATCATCCTAGATTTGACCATTTCTATAGATTCCTCGGACCCAGGCTCAAGCTTTTCTTCAGTACCTAATGTTTCTTTATCCACACCCATATAGCCCAATTCATATGAACCTACATTCACACCATTATCTATTGCTATTTGGTAAAGCCCATCGAGTATGTCTTTAAAGGCAAATAGATTAATAGTTCTTTGAATGGTCTTAGCTTTCAGTCTAAGTTTTGCTGCTTTTTTAGGATCACGTTCTTCTTTAGCTAACTCAAAGACATTTTTAGCTTCCCTGCCTCTCATCGTCTCTGAAGTTTCAGGAACAATCGCTGTTGCGTTTTCAGCTTCTTCTTCATTAAGCTTAGCAAAATCAGGGTAGTTCTTACCTTCAGGACCATTTACCCTAGATAAAATCTCCTCTATGTTTAAATTAGTTTTATCCTGTATAACTTCAACTAATTTAGCAGACTGCCCAAGCATATCTCCATACTGGGTTTTATTATGTAAGTTATATTCAAGCAATTCCCCAAAGGTATAAACTCTAGGACCAGATACATATACTTTAGCTTTAGAATTAAGTAATTGTTTAGGCGTAAATTCATTCTTTAGTAAGGACTTATTACCTAACTTAAAATCATAGCCATTACGATCAGCAACGGCAAATAGAGAAATTAATGCTTGATATACACTTTTTAAATCCCCTGGAACATAGTTTTTTTCCGCATTAATTATGGCTCTAGCCCCTCTTATCATTGAAGCTATATCAACTTTCTCAGATTTACCATCTGGACTAACTAAAGTCCAACCGCTTTTTTCCTTAAATTCTGGTAAAGATCTACGGGCTTCTACTACTAACCTTTTAAAATACTGATCTACGGTTAATTTACCCTTTATCTTTGATCCCTTATCATCGTATTCTATTAATACTTCTTCAGGAGAGGCAGTTGTTTCTATAACAAAACCTAACTCCTGATATTTCAAACCAGCTGCTATAGCTAGATTTGGGTTTTTGTTAAAGAACTCTAGTATATTAAATGGAGTATAAGCTAATGATGGTTTTGTAAGATCCCTGCTAATCTTGGTTATATACCTAGGTCTTATTTTTAATATAGCATTTGGTTGGGCTGCTCTTATCTCTTTATATGCATTAAGTAATCCAATAGGGAAACTAAAAGGAGTACCCCCCATCATTATTTGATTAGCTGCGAAAGTTGCCGCTTCATCTTCAGTCATAATAGCCAAAATTTCTTGGCTTAAACCAGCTATTTGCTGAGTTTCATCTCCTCTAGGTCTAGCTACCTGCCAAGGTTCTGCTTCTTGATTAATTGTTCCCAGTTTCCCTATTACAGTAACTTGATTAAATTGGCTTTCATCCATCTCTCCAATAATATTAAAATCACCGGCATCAGCTATAGATCCTATCTCCTCTACTTGTTCCCTAGCTTCTTCTGCTACTACACCTAATTCCCTAGCTGCTGCTGCTTCTTCTCTCATTTCAATTTCACGAGTTGCTCGCTCCGTGGGAGAAATCCCTTTGGTTTTAGGTTTTGGTTGTAGATTCTTAGCAGCTTCTGCTATATCTGTTAACGCAATTAATATTTTTGGATCAATATCTTCACCAAGTTCCTCAGAATAAGTTTTATAAGTATCCATAAGCAATGGAAGCAGCATGTCATGTAAAGCTTTTGTAGCCCTTACAGAACTTGCATCTTTTTTATTTTTTACACTGTCGTGTAAAGCTTTTAAAACTGGATAATTAGTCTCAAACCTTTTTATCATCCTAGCCACAGCCTCTTCACTTTTTGCATTAGCCAATTCATCTATAGCTCTTGTTATATGCTCTCCAGATTCAGCCTCTTCCATAAGAGCATCCCTTCTTTCTAGTGCAATATCTTCAAGATGCCTTGCTTGTTCATCAACTATATAAGTAGCTTTACCTTTTTCTGTTGTATTAAACCTTTCTTTTTGTTTTTCTATAGCTGCTTTTTCTCTATGGGCACTGGTACTTTCTGAATGTATAGTCCTCCCCTCTTTATTCTTAACCAATATGCCTCTATCATGACTAGCGTTCTTTGCTTCATCCATACCTAAAACTTGAGCAAGAACCTCATCATCAGCCTTATTATTTACTACATAATTTACTTTACCTGAATTTATGGAATAAATTGTTCCCCTACCTAGTATTGATGCCACATATCTCTCTTTATCACCAAAAATAATATCCAACTCTGTTGGTGAAGGGTGGTTATGGTTTTCAGGTATCCATACACTATCCTTATCATTATCAGGATCAAGTACAGCTGCAAATTGGGCTAATATCTCCCTGATAGACTCTTGCAGAGGTGCATCAAAATCAGGAACCATATCCATGAAATCCAATTGGCGAGTTTCTAAATCAGGGAAAGTCATTACGGTTTCCCCTGTACCTTGCTCTTCTATAAGTAAATTAGCATAGGCCGTTTTAACCCGCTTCGAACTATCACTAACCCTTTTTCTAATAGCCGCTAGTTCTGCTTTTGTTACTTTTTTTCCTTTACGCTTATGTCTTTGTCTGTCTAATTCATCCTCTAATTGCATATCTGCTTTAACTGCTGCTAAAAATTCATCAACGGCTGCTTGATTAAATACTTTTCCTTTATCCTTTATTCCGGGCTGACGTAATCTTCGAGTCATCCTTTTTAAACCATCAATTCTATACAGGAGCTCCCTAGATTCTGATGTGTTGTGTACGGAATCAAGAAACTTTTCTTCTAGTTCATGTATTTCAGCATCTAATTCTGTTGCTATAGTTTCAAGATCTAAAGCAGGGACCGCTACTTCAGGGGCCGCTCCTGTTGTTTTTAAATCCGTTCCTGGTATTTTTATAGAGCCTAAATCTTGTTGTAATATCTTTATGGCATTTCTTGCCTTAATTAAATCTCTTTGTTTCTGCTCAAGCTCTGCATCTGGGCCAAATAAATCCGTTTGTTTTTCTTTCAAAACATTTACTTGGCTAATCATATCCCTAGCAGACTGAGTAACGGCTCTACCAGCACCGGAAAGACCAAAACCACCAACAGCTCCTTTAAATGTCGCCTCCATAATATCCATTTTCATTTGGGCAGTATCATAGGTTGGATCAATGGCTAATCTTTGTAATCCTGTCATAGTATCTTGGATAGCTTCCGCACCACCTTCTGCAAGAAGTCCCGCACCACCACCAATAGCTAATCCTTTAGCTGCACCCTTAATACCGATCTTAGATAAATCACCCATTAAATTACGGTATCCTGCAGATAATGGAGCTCTGACTGCCCTTTTAGAAGCCTCTTTCATTAAAGGACCAAATACAAATCTAAGTGCTAATGCTTCAGATCCAAGACCTACCATTGCATATGGAACTCCTACAGCGCCACTTATTAAAGCTTCTCTAGGTCCAGTCATATCTTGTCTAGCAAACTCACCAAAAGTTATACCAGCACCCATAATGTACTCTTGTCCTCCAGCTCCAGCATAGCCCCCAAATCTGGCAGCCCGCCCAGCTCCTGGACGACCAATAAACATTCTTTTAGCCGTGGAATAAACACCCTCGTTTAAATCCCATTGAGCCTGTGACATTTGCAACTTCTTAGATTTCTTCTCCATGGCATCTTTAAATATATTTTTAGCTGCCTTAAGACCTGCTTTAGAGAATATTTGCTTGCCTACAATACCAGTAGCAAATGCCGCTGAGCCCACAACTGGAGCCGAAACGGAAGTTAGTGCTGCTAATCCACCCATAATAGTTGCTGCTGTGATACTAGCAAATGCTGAAGGTAAGAATTGCCCAAAACCAATTGCTGCTTGTTCAAAAAAACCCGCTGCTGTAGGCTCATTTACAAATTCCTCCCAAAGTGGAAGGTCTTCCATTGCTTCAGCAGCAAATTCTTCCGAAATTCTAGCTCTAGTAAGGGCTCGTTGCTTTTCGTACTCATCCCCTGTAAGGGCTTGCCAAGCGGCATCAAGATAATTTATATTGGCCTCCATCCCATATCCACCAGCTACACTTCCAGCAGTGAATTTTTCGCCTAGAGTTTCTGGGACTATACCTTCTTGTGGATCATAAGAGTCTTCTGAAGACCCTATAAAGAAATTATCTACTTGTTCCTTTCTTCCACCTATCCATTCATTTGATCTGGCCATTTTTACTAGCCTTTATTCTTATTTAATTTCGCTAGTCTTTTTTTATCGTCTGTATCTTTTACATTCCTAAAATAATCTTCCACCATCTTAAACTGGTCTCCATAATACCTTTGTGCCTGGCCTCTAGTAATCCTTAAAAATTTATCCCCATATGAACCTGCCCCAGGCTTTAAATGTATAGTTTGTAATTTACCATCAGAATTAAACGTGGCATACATACGATCTACCATACCCCCTATGCCAGCTGCATCTATACTAGTTAGGTGTTGTTTTACCCTAAGACCAGGAAGTACTGCGGACGCGGAGGTCTTAGTAGGAAGAAAAGTTCCAGGACCAGAAGCAAAAGCTCCGAAAGAAAAATAAATATCCTGCGCACCCCACCATCTACCAATATCATAGGGAGACCAAGGATCGCCCCCTGGTAGAAAGTCCCAGAACTCTGGCATACTTTCTTCTAAACCAGCTGCAGCCCCATAACCTATAATTTGTTTTACTGCGTCTGCAACTGCATTAAAATAAGGGCTTTCATTACCTTTTGTGCCAGTTAAATCTGATCCCCCCTGGCTAATTATATCTTTTAAGGTGTCATACTCATTAAATATAATATTAGAAATACTTCTAAACTCTACATTATTAGGGGGTTTAATTTCGCTAGTTTCTTTATCAACAATAGAATCTATTAATTTACCTACATCTATTCCTAACTTATTAGACAATTCTACTTGTTTTATGACTAAATCATTTCTTGCTTTCGCAACTTTCTCAGATTTTTCTATTCTGAGAGCTTCTGCAGCAGCTAACTCTTTGGGACCTATTGCATAACTACCCGAGACTGAAGCATTCTCCATAACAGTTAAATAATCTTTAGCAGCCATAGGTGTTGCACCCCTAGCTTGAGCTGCTCTTATCGCCATATTAATTTGTAAAACAGAATCTTTTTTCTCAAATTGCTCATCTTTTATAAAATCACTAATTGATCCCCATCTATTTTCTTCTATCTCCTTTGCTATCATTAAATCATTAAGTTCCTTTTGTCTTGGATCTATCTCATCTTGTGCCATCTGGTCTCTAATTATCTCAGTTACTTTTTGAGGATGAAGTTTGTTTTCATTTATTCTGTCCATATAATCAGGGTATAAATTATTCCAATCATTAAAGAAAGTTTTAACTTCATTCCAAGCTTTCCCACCTTTAATATAATCCCCTTCTGCCTGTTTCTGAAAAGTAAGAGCAATAGTTTTTTGCCTATCTGCTAATTTATCATTTATTCGTTTTATTCTTTCCTGATACCTTCTTAATGTATTTTCATCTGTTTTACTTAATGTCTCACCAGCATTTACTCTCTCTTGTAAAGTTTGTGCTTTCTTACCTTGTGGAGAAAGCTGTACTTTAGATAATTGCCCCTCTAATCTAGCAATATCATGAGATGTCGTTGTAATAGTAGCTCTATCATTACCAGCAGCAAAAATTCCCTTAAACTCAGCATCTTCAACACGTTTAATTAAATTACTATGCCTAGTTATTTGACCTTGAACTTGTTCTTCAGTCATACCACTTTTTCGCATTGTATTAAGAGAAGACTCAGGAATTTCAAAAAGCTCTTTGGATACTTTCTCCCCTAAATCCCTAGCAGGAATACCATAAGGTATTTGACTCTCCCCCAATTCATTTTCAATTGTCTTTTTCTCATCTTCTAAGTTATCTAATTCTTCATTTATTGTTACAACAGCATCCCTAGTATCGGCTGGATTTTGGTTTTCATCTACTCCTGTGGATACAGTTTCTGCTAAAGACTTATTTAATTCTTTTATTCTCCCATTTAAAAGATCTAATCTCTGTTGGCTCTCAGCTAAATAGGGGTTTCTACTTAACCTTCTTTCAGTTTCCCTATCTACTTTCTCCATTCTTTTTCTTTGTAGAGCAAGACCTGCCCCATATCCTGGATCATAATCCTGAAGAACCCCACCTAATATGACATTACTAATTCTTTCTAAATGTCTTTCAGATGTTATCATTACATTCTCATCTACCCCTGAACCAGCACCATCTGTAATTTGACCGGGTTTACCATCATCTCTTTTGGTTGCAACAGCAAACTCTCCTTTACGAATCTCCACCATGTCATCGAAAGCACCCTGTTTTATTGAGCCATCCTTTTCAAAGTATTTTAATAAAGCCTGACCACCAGAATTTATAAGCTGTCGTCTAAGCCCTTTGTATTCAGGTTTTTTAAATTTTTCCCAATCTATTTTTGCTCCATCAAAATCTTCTGTTATTAGTTTCTCTGTTTGCATTCTTTGAATTACATCACTGGCATTTCTCTGAGTTCTAGCTTGTTGCATGTCAACCATGCTTTTCATACTCTCACCACCGAGGCCTTGTGCTAACCCTGTTAAAAAAGTTTGTGCCTTATGATATGCCATAATATATTCTCTATAAAAGTCCTAACATCCAAGCACCAGCCACCATTCCACCAAGTTGTCCTACAGCTCCTATATTTGAAGCTCTATGTTGTGCTTTAGCTTGATTATAAGCCTGCCTTCTTTGAGCAGCATTACCAGCTGCATTGCCCATACCCTCCATAGCTCCTCCATAAACACCAGAAGCAATATTCATTAAATTAGACCTCATTCTTTGATTTTGTTCAAATTGAGCTATCCTTGCCTGATTAGTTCCACCAGCTACATCTAATTGAGTGCCTCTTTGATATGATCTTTGCATTTCTTGTCTTTGAGCACCCGTAAGTTCTGTACCATATCTTTCTAAATTTCTTTGTTGCATACCTTTCTGGATTTCTGCTTGTTGTCTAGCATCCGCTGGGGCTTCGTCTATTATTGAAGTATCATCCAATCCAGCAATAAGCTCCTCTTCAAATTTACCAAAACTATCAATAAAATCTTGATATTCATTTCTAGTTATAGAGGCATAGGTCTTTTCTGGGTCTGTAACTGTAGGTAGAGAACTACCACTATAACCAGTCATCTGACTCTGTCCATATGATGGTTGGACATCAGCTCCATGCATAAAGGGCATATTACCTATCATCTAAGGACCACCCCCAGTTTTAGTTTTTTTCGTACCCCCAAAAAACTCTCTATTATCAAATAGATTAGCAAAACCTGCCTGCAACGCACCACCAGCAATATTACCTATTGCACCACCAATAGCACCACGGACTAATTGTTTATTAGATGCCTCAGCAAGAACATTAGAAGCCCCAATTCTAGCGGCTCGTCCTAAACCAATCTGTGTCTGAGCCTGTTGCTTTCTTGCAGCTGCTAATACATTAGTCTGTAAACTAGATTTTACATCTCTTGCTTGTAATGTCCCTTCAAGCATAGCTTTAGCTGCCAAACTAGCTTTTTCGGAACCTAATCCTGGACTTTCCACAGCTCTTAAACTTGGCATTTGTCCAGCAGTAGCCTGCATTACATCAGCTCCAGTCCTGCCCCTTAATGTTTCTGCCCAATCTTTTTTAGAGTCATCTCTCCAACCCTTTAAAACTGGGTCATATAATTGCTTATATCTATTATATTCAGCTAAAGAAACAGAAGCTTCTGTCTTTTCAGCTTCACTAGCTTTATATTCTGATTTTTTTGGTTTTTTACTCATAATTCTTTTCTATATACATAACTCACTAATTCATACCCATGTTTTGGAGCAGCCTTACTCCAACCCTTTCTACTCGTTTGAAACTCAATATTATCTGCATGTAACTGATCTGCAAGATCATCCAACAACTTAAAACCATTTTTCGAATAATTACACTTAGGGTCTTGGTAAGCTGCCCACACATATAGAGTGGGTCCACCCCCATGGTTCTGCTGTGTACTGGTGATGAGAAATCCCACATTTTTATCTTTTTCGTATCCAATATATAAATCTGCTTTTTTATTCTTAAGGGCTACATACACATCTGCTGGCACCCAATCTGAATAACTTTTTTCAACTATATATCTTAACTTCTCCTCTATTTCTTCATAAACAAACTGTAAATCTTCTTCGGCAATTTTTGAAAATACCACGGACATTTATCCTTTCTCCGATCCATACCTCCGATATCTTCTAGTAGGAGATACACCTACACCAGAATATGTAACTCTTCTTCCTACCCCAATATCAGCTCTCCTGGCTTTAATCTCTGCATCTTGTACTGTCTGTCTAAACAACCCAGCATAATCAGCTGCCGCTTGTGGATCAGACCAATCTCTTGATGGCATTCTAAGTAATCTATACAAAGCCCCAAAAATAATTCCATCTCTATAATCATCCGCTATCTCTGTCAATATATTATTGGAACTACGAGAAGGCTTTAATGAAACATTCATAATAATACCACCAGCTTTAGTAGTATCTGGTATAGGTATCAACCAAAATAATTCAGGTGATTGTTGTAAAAAATACTCAGGAGTAGATTTATTATTACTCTCCCTCCATTTAGGTTTCCTATTTTCAAGCATCCTAGGAGTTATTGCCTCTAGGTCTTTACCATCATAAATAACCCAAATTATTTTATCTACTCTAGTCCCTGTTGGTTGACCAAATTCATATTCATAAATACCAGCTACAGTACTTATAGCATCTAACTCTTTTGTATATACCGCAGCTTTTTCACAAAGCTCAATTGAAGAAGAACGTAAAGCATTCTCTACAACAGTATCTGGACACCCAGGTACGTAGGGTAGTACATCTTTCATAAATGATTCAAAACTAGCCATTATGGTACGGTGCTCATTATTTGTATATTAGGTTTTATCAAAGCATCTATCTGAGCCTTACCACTCACACTAACAGCAAACAATTGATAATGGGTTCCAGCCCTCTGAGAATTCCCAGCAAATTCAGCATCCTTAGTAAAGGCTCTAAATAAAGCATAATCTATTAAAGCATTAGAATAATTATCCGGTACAGCAATAAGTGCAGATGCATTTGCCAAATCTGTTGGCCTTTGTGAATACACAAGTTCTATATAAGCATTACCCGCTACTCCAGGATAAACATAATAATTTAAGGGGTCATCCTCATCAAATAAAAAATGTTTTGGAATTGTTCCATGAGTTGCATCACCCGTTACAGTAGGATTATGCCAATCTGGATCCTGTGTATCTAAAATATCCCAAGCTACCAACCTAATAGCCCGACCACCAGTAGCAGCATCCCAATAACCAGACATATTACGTATTACACTAATAAGTTTTAGTCCATTAGTAGGTATAGATTGTTTAGTACCAGTAGCTAATTGCACATTAGCATGAACAGCAGTAGAACCTGGAATTATATTAGCTATCTCACGTTGAGCATCATTAATATAATTTAATAGCTCAGCTTCAGTCCACCGCACATTTGCCGTATCCTGTAATGTAGCCTCAATCCGTGCTAATAAATTTGTTCCAGTTGTTATTGATGCCATTAACCCTCTTTATCTACTATTATTTCAGCCCAAATTTCATCTCTTTCATCTGAACTAATTTGCTCTCCAAATACACCTTTAATAACAGATTGTTTAGGCATCCCATCAGTAGTGAAATCACTAGGTGAGTTCTCATCTAATATCTGTTGTAAAGCTGCTTTCAATTTATCTTCTCTATCTCTATTGTCATTGATATCAATAACAATAGCATCCTCCACTTCTTCTTCCTCAGATACCAGAATAGTTGGGCTCTTAGAAACTGAGACCTCTTCTTTTACTTCCCTAGCACCTTGTTGAAGAGCTATTAATGATATGTCATCCCCTAATTTTTTTGGTTCACCAGCATACAAACGTATGGACGCTCCCCAAGTTGTAGATACATACATATCTGAATCTGAAACTATTTTCATAATTACTCCTAAATTAAAAAAAGAAGGAAGACCACCCTAAAGATGGTCTTCACTTCAAAGACTAGATTATGCGTAAGCAACATCAAGTCTAATTACACCAAAGTCCTCTACAGAACCATTATTATCGGAATTGAATTTTGGTTTCTTCAATCCAAATATCTTGCCAATAGAGATACCATTTTGGTTACCATAGTCAAAGTTATCTTCAACTACTTCCGGTAACCCGATATCAGCCATCGCAAGTGCTTGTGCTCCACAGAATAAGCAAGCAGAACCGTTGACG